GTGAGGAATAAACCTCATATACCTGTCCAAAGTTGTCTCCCTCGAAGGAGGAAGACTGCCAAGGGGCAAATCGGTTAAACCGAGAGCACCCGGCACACCGGAGACTAGCCTTACCGATTGATTTGGAGAAATCAACCAGCTTAGTACTCTCCGAAGGACTTTACGCACCTTCTCGTCGAAGGTACGTTCCTGCTCAGCAACTACATCCTCACGGATAAGTGCTTCTGCAGGGACGATTCTACTACCCTCTGAACCATAAAGGTTCTTATGGATAATAGAATGTCGATCCACCAGGGAATCTAGGACAGTCATGGCCTTACGGCCAAAAACTCTGTCGGACTCTTGCTCCATCTTTTCTAGGTTTGACCCTAGATAGGAGAAATTGAGCCCCAAGGGTAGTGAACAGTGTTTGATCAAATCAAACACTTTCTTTTGATCACTACTCAGTAATGCCCTAGAACGGGGTCCCATTTGTCGACAAATGTCGACAAAGTTATCATCTGACATTTCACGCCACTTATATTGTGACGTGGAACCTTCACGGGTAATTACTTTTCCCGCGAATTCACAGATGCAATCACTAGAGATGGTTTTCTCTGGTGACCAGGGACATCCCCAGCTTTCAAGGATCTCAAGATACTTCTGGTGAAGTTGGTTGTCTAGGATGACGACATCGTCTCCTAATACAAAGAATGATGGGTTGTTCTCATCATACTTGCAACCATTGAGATACCACAGTAACATCCCATGGCTTACCGTAAAGACCCCAAAGGAGGGGAATAAACCTAACGGTTGTCCACGTTGCCAACGGAGCACCCCTACGGGTGATGTCCAGTTGGATTTGGATAAAAGCTCAAATAGCTCAATATCCTCGATGTTACCGAACAGGCTTCTTAAGCAAATTGACTGAAATTCCAAAGGGAAATAATCAGTCGCATTACTCAGATCGACAGAATGAACTGTCCTACCTGCTTGGAGAGCTGCCTGTAGAACTTTAACAGGCTTCTGTTGATCGTGTGTACAATCCCAGGGTAAAGACCTGGCCACACGATAGATAGCTAGACCAAAATGCCGCAAGGCAAGCTGGAATAGCAAAAACGGCGAGGCTACAGCACGAAGCTTTAGTCCCGCTTCCTGGATAAAGGCAATCTTGCCTCCCAGGATATCATCCGGATGTACCCGAGGTGCGCCTAAGCGCGGACCAATGGGTAACGAGAGTCCCTTAAGTACAGGTTCAAAAACCTGTGGAAACTTAAGAACAAGGTTCCTAGTACCATAGTCCTCAAGGACTAGGCGGACATCCTCCAAGGAGGAGGAGTCCTGAGGTATACTTTTTTGTTGAAAGATACCTGACTCCGGAGTGGTAAACCACTTAGGAGAATCAGACGGCCCTAACGTAGGTCGTCTCTTGCTAGGAGATCCCCTGTAAGTCAAAAGACTTACATCACTCGTCCGGTCAACAGAACGTTTGCGGAAACCTTTCTCAAAAGCTTTTCGCATGGCTCTTGATGTGGCCTCCCTTATAATCGGGGGAGGAGCGGAAAGAGCACAAGTGAATTTCTTCACTTGTGCATCAGTGGCCTTCTCATACACGAAGTATGAGTAAACCATGAGAGATTGAACAACCTTACGGAAGTTCCTCTCACTCTTCAGGGCCCATGTAAATAGGCTCCCAAAGACGCCAGAGAACCCACCCTTCGGATTCTTACGAATCCAAGGGGTCGTTAAGGGTAAACCGGCTTTCTGCCTGTAGAGGTCAACCTTGAGACTTTTCAATCTCTTGACTGACCAAGCTACACCGGAGCACCGCACCCACTTACTCACCGTGGCGATAAAATCACCACGCCAAGCTATGGGCATACCAATCACCCCGAGTCGGAACGTCATCCCTCTTTCCAGTTGCTCTATGAGCATATCTGGCCTCGCTTTCCTTTGAAAGTGATGTACAGATCTGGTTGAGTGACAACGAGTCAACTCATGGAAGATTGCGCCCACCAAAGTAGCAAAAGCTACTCACTACGAAAGGTTAATAAGGTTTTCACCCAGGGACAAAGAGGAGCTGGATGGGATGGATTTTGCATTACTGCATATTCATGCCACCAGATTTTCAGTCCAACATCAAGTTTTATGCTTGACGTTTTGGGCACTTACCAAATCGTCCAGAAGATTTATCTTCATCGGACAATTTGTCCCATTCCCACCGAGATAAGGTACTTACTGTAATTTTCAGTGGAACCTCAGCTGATGGGCTGCTAAGATCATCATTGATCCTAATCAGGGCCAAGCCAAGTGCCTTCATTAGCGTATCCTTAACTTCACAGTTAGAGAGACGACTAACACGGTGCTGAAGCTCAGTGATTCTTTCCATAAGATCACAAGCCTTGACTACCTCTTCTAGCATAGGATTCTCCTTAAACAACCTCCTTTCGTAAATAGATC